CAGGAGAATCTATTTCTGCAGCAGAAGTTCAGGCATCTGGAGTATCTTATGCAGATCTTCCAGCAGAAACACCAATTGAACTAAGAACATCTGAATCTGGCGAGGTATTAATAATTACAGCAGAAGTAGCAGCAAATGTAGAATTAGTTCAAGATCCAGGAGCATTATTGCAAGCAGCATTTACTGACCCAGGAGCAGCACTTGCCGCACTTGGAAGTATCGGTGCTGACATGACAGAAAGCGAAAGAGAAGAGGCAACAGATATGGTTGTCGCAACAGTTGTGGCAACAGGAGCAGCAATTAACGCAGCCGCCGTTGCAGCAGGGGGAGCAGCAGGAGGCTCTAGTGGTGGAGGAAGTTCTGGTGGAGGCTCAGGCAGCAATTCACCAGGTTCAAGAGGAGGAAGAAAATGGTAAGAATAGTAAAGAATATAATGAAAGACCTAGTAGATCAGGCATGGACTCTTCTTGGAATGTTTATTGCCTGGGTTGTTTTGGACGGTAGCGCAAAGACTATTGTTGGTTATGGAATTATAGCCACCACCACACTTTGGATACTAACTAGTCCAATTAGAAATAAAGAACACGGAGATCAATAATGGCAGTTAAAAAAATAGTAGAGGCTCCTAAAAAAGAGCATCCACAAAAAGCAATAACCAATATTTTAATGAGAATTATAGCAGTCTTTGCGGCTTCTGGTTTATCAGTACTTGGTGCTGGGGCAGTAGTAGGCATTGACACTATTCAGGCAGTAATGCTTGCAGGGCTACTTGGTGTAGCCACTGTTATTGAAAGGTTGGCAAGGGCTTTTTTGGACGATGGAAAACTCACATTGGCAGAAATCAATGATGCGTTTAAAACGGTAGACAAAAAGGCTAATTAGTCATTATCTAGCCTTACTTGACACCCCTTCCTAGCCAGTGGTATACTTGAGTATATCGGTTTGGGAGGGGTTTCTGCATGACTTGTATTGCAGTAGTTCATGATGACGTAAATAATAAAATCTATATGGCTGGAGATCGTGGTGCATCTGATGATGGCACTATACTTGCTCTTGATGCCCCAAAAGTTTGGAAGATTGGTCCCTATCTCATTGGTTATGCGGGATCAATGGATGGCGAAAGAATTAGATACAACTTTCATCCAACTGCTCCAAATATTAAAGACACAGATAAGTTTATGCAGACTAAGTTTATTAAAGAACTTAAAGAATTTTATAATGATTTTTGGGTAGACACTTCTAAAGATGGCGATCTTGGTTTAATTATTTGTGTTCGTGGTCAAATCTATGAGCATAGTTCTGCCGATATGTCTTTATCTAAATACACACTTCCATATCTTGCAATGGGTTCTGGTGCAGAGTATGCCTACGGAGTTTTATATGCAACTGATAAGCAAAAAAATGCAAGGAATAGAGTTGCACAAGCAGTTAATGCTGCAATTAAATTTAATCCTTCATGTATGGGACCAGTTGACATAGTTAGCCTTTAGGGATATAATTATAATATGCACAACGAAAACGAAGTTGAAGATGCTGAATTTATAATTTGGCTAGAAAATGGAATTGAGCGGGGATGGATTTCAGACCCGTATTGCAATACTCATGATGGTGGATATGAATATATGAGTGAAGAAGAAATTAAAGAGTGGGATGACGGTGGCGACCCATGTTGTCATGTAGTCCGTCTAATAGTATAAGGAGAAAAATGAAAAAAGTAGCAGTGGGATTCGTAGCAGTAATATTTTCAACAATGTTCTTAATGCCTTCCGAAGCAGCAACTCCAAAGGCTTTAGTAATCATTGATTCGTACTTTGATTCAAAAGTATACAATGCAGATGTGGTTTGTATTACACTTCAAAATACATCATGTACAGATGTTGTGACAGTAACAAGTACATCACTTTCAAGTGAAATTAATCATGGAAATGCCATGGCTGAGGTTGCCAAGAAGCAAAATCAATCACTATCAATTATTTTATTGAGAGCAACAACTCCATCATCAAAAACTGTTAATCCAGTAAATGCTGGAAACTTTATTGATGCTCTAAACTGGGTAAATGCAAACTCTTCAAAGGTTGGCGCAGTTTCAGTATCAAGATATTTTAATGGAACCAAACCGTGTTCTCCAGCAGCCGTAAACACTGCTGGCGTGTATGGTGGAGTTGCCAAGGCTGATAAGACTATTCGTACCTTAATTTCTATGCTAAATTCAAAGGGGATTCCAGTATTTGTTTCAACTGGTAACAAGATGGGTACAAAGATTGACTATCCTGCATGCATTCCAGATGTAGTTTCTGTCAGTACTGGCGGAAAAAATGCACAAGGAACTATCGTTAGTGTTAATGCATTTGATAATGATACTGACTATTTTGCTTCATCTGAACTCAATAATTATGATTCAAGTGTTTTTGGGTTAATCCCACAAACAACTTCATCGGCTACCGCAGCAGTTGCTGCTCAGTGGCTAACAGTTGGAAATCTTTCAGACAAGGTTGTTCTAGTTAAAAAGTAGTAGGTTTTGGTCTGTAGCTCAGTTGGTAGAGCGTCGCACTGTTAATGCGAATGTCGCAGGATCGTGACCTGCCAGACCAGCAATGCGGATATTGCATAGTGATAGTGCGTAACCTTGCCAAGGTTAACGTGTGGGTTTGATTCCCGCTATCCGCTCCAGAATATGATATAATAAATATGTACTGCCTACGGGGGTACACTAACTTATTCGCTTGAAAGGGGAATAAAATGGTAACACAGTTCGCAATGGATCTATTCAATGATCCTTTTTTTATTGGCTTTAATAGAGAATTAAGCCGTCTAAATACCGCACATAAAGTAAATTCGCAATCATATCCTCCTTATGATCTTCTTAAGCTAGATGAAGATACATACAGAATTACTCTTGCTATTGCAGGATTTACAAAGGAAGATATTGATGTATCAGTAGATAGTGGAACTCTTGTGATTAAGGGTGAAATTACAGAAGTAATAGATGCTGAGGTAGTTCACAAAGGTATCGCTGGTCGTAAATTTGTACGATCATTTGCTCTTGGAGAATACATGGAAGTAACTGGTGCCGAAATGAAAGATGGTATGCTACATATTAGTATAGATCGTATTATTCCTGAAGATAAAAAGCCTAAACAGATTGCAATTAACTAGTATATAGGCTATAATTGATATACGGTCCTAAGCATGACTATAAACTGCTTTTCTAATTAGGAGGAAAAATGGCAGTAAAAGGTTCAGTAGAGGCAATCGTTGAGGTTGCAAAAAAAGAACTAGGGACAATAGAAGGCCCTAAAGATAATGAAACAAAGTATGGGGCATGGATGAAGGTTAACTTTCAACCTTGGTGCCAATCATTTGTTTCTTGGTGTGCATACACAGCAGGTGTAGCAAAGTTTCCAAAATCTGCATCAACAGTGGCAGCATCAGATCAGTTTAAAAAAGAGGGTCGTTGGTCAGATGCCCGCAATGATGACCCAACACCAGGAGACTGGATCTATTTTGATTTTCCAGATGATGGGGTAAATAGAATTTCTCACGTTGGTCTATGTATCAAGAATAATGGTGATGGAACTATTCAGGTTATTGAAGGAAACACTTCAGGAACTGCAAAAGGGGACCAACGCAACGGCGGAATGTGCGTAGAGAAAACTCGTGGCTATGTAAAGAACAATAAGAAGAAATTACTTAATGCTGTAGTTGGTTGGGGCCGTCCAGTGTATGCTGGAGAACAAAACCTTCCGTTACTTTCAAAAGTTGGTTCATCTAATGTTCCAACTAAAAGTAGCACACCTTCAAGAGAACTAGATGAAGCATCAAATCCAACAAACATCTATGCTCAAGTAGAAGAGAATTCTGCTACTTATACCAGCACTGCTGATGTATCCCGTAAGGCTCTTAAAGCAAAAAAGGCAAAGTAAATGGAATCAACCAAAAGAACTTTGCTAAAAACAGCAAGTTGGGAAACATTTCACCTTGTTGGTGTTGCTGGAGTAATATATCTATTTACTGGTGAATGGGAGTATGCAAGTCTTGGTGCCCTGATTTATATTGGTTGGGAAGCACTTGGATACTTTCTTCATGAAAGAGTCTGGGCAAGGTTTGGACATAAAGTAAAATAAAATGGCATTGTATGAATATGATTGCATGTCATGTGCAAAAAGATACATAAAAGAAAGATCTATTAAAGAAAACGATCCAGGGTATGAGTGTGAAACTTGCACTCTACCACTGGTTCGTGTATACTCTAATGTAGGAGCAGTTTTTAATGGAAGTGGCTTTTATAGCACCGATAATAGAAAGAAGTAGTATACTTTGAATACAATGATTACTGAAGAGGTTGCAGAAAAAGAATGGATTCTTGGAGCAATAGATCGCTGTGACTCTTGTGCAGCAGAAGCATTAGTTAAAGTAACAGGATCACTAGGCGAACTTTTATTTTGTGGTCATCACTATAATAAAATTATGGACAATCCCGAAGGATATAAAAAAATGATGGGATTTGCTTTAATAATTCTTGATGAAAGAGATAAGTTGCAGTAAGTAATAAAGTTTACTACATATGGACAGGAAACCTTTGAAGGCAATGGAATATGGAAAAGAAACTGAACTTTCACTGGATTAACAATAGGGAGTTATTGGTTGATGAAATTAGTGAGTTATCAACAAGGCTAAATGACTATGGATTTGAGTCATTGCTATTAACTTTTACAGAGCGTGAAGCAGATTATTGGATAAAAGCAGCAAGGGCACTATCTGTAGGACAAAAAATTAAATATATGATAGCATTAAGGCCATATGCAATTAATCCAACTTATGCCCTAATGATGGCAACAGCTTTTGAACAAATTGACAAAGATAGACTTATGTTAAACCTAATTGCGGGTATAAATGATTTCGAGGCAGATCGTTTTAATGTTTTCCTAAATGTTGAAGAAAGAAAACAATTATGTTCTTCATTTTTAAAAGAAATGATTACTGCCAATGAAAGTAATTGGGCTATTAATCCAGAATATAAACTTAATAAGTTTCCAGATATAGTCATTAGTGGATCTTCCCCAGAAATGACTGAATGTACAAATAAGTATGGAGATATCAGTTTAACAACATTAAGTAATTATATGATATATTTAAAAGATAAAGATATTTTAAATAATAAAAGAAAAATGGTTAGGTGCTGGATTCTTCTTTGTGACTCTGAATTAGATGCTACAATTGAGTATCATAAAATAAAAGATGAAAGAGAAAAAACAAGCACAATATTTGGAGATAAAGAAATGATTAAGTCTAAATTAATAGAACTAGAATCGTTTGGGATTACAGATATTTTACTTTCTTGCAACAGAAATCTTAAAAATGAAAAAGATGTTCAGTCGTTTATTGGTAAATTAGTTAAGGAGACTAAAAATGTATGAATACTATGTAAGAAAAGTAGAGAACGTAGTAGATGGAGATACCATTGACGTTCTTATTGATTTAGGGTTTGATATTTTGTTTCAATCCCGTGTTAGACTGGCGGGTATTGATACCCCTGAGTCTCGTACAAAGGATCTTGCTGAGAAGGCTCTTGGTCTTGAGTCTAAGGAATACCTAAAGAAGCATTTAAAAGATGCTAAGTCTGTTGTGATTAAGACTGAAAAAATGGACTCATCTGAAAAGTATGGTCGTATTTTAGGCTGGGTATATGTTAATGGAGATACAGAGTCTCTCAATGACAAAATGATCAATGATGGATATGCTTGGGGATATATGGGAGATGCAAAGGTCAAAGATTTTGATGCTCTTAAAAAAGCTAGAACAAAGTCGGGCAAATGAATCATATATTTTATTTTACTGCTGACTGGTGCAACCCATGCAAGAAAACAAAGCCTATTGTTGAAGAACTTAATCGTGAGTCAGCAGATGTAAGGTTTCAGATAATTGACGTTGACACTGAGGGTGATCTAGTTAGAAAATTTGAAATTAAATCTGTCCCAACATTTATAGTAATTAAAGATGGACAAGAGATTAAAAGAGCAACTGGGGCACAAACAAAAGAGCAACTAGAGGGGCTAATGTCATTATGAGTAGTGAAGAAGATAATCTAATTGATGAGTTAATCCTAGCAGGTGGGTTAGAAATTTCGGGAATAGATGAAATAAATGGAGAATTTTTATACACTATGACTGGCAAAATGAAAGACCTTATGCCTGAACTATACGAAGAACACCTTTCTCAGGTTAATGAAGATATCATGAAATTATGGGAAAAGGGGTTTGTTAATATTGACATGATGAGTGATGATCCTCTTGTTACCGTCACACAAAAAGCCTATAATATTACTGAGATTTCTAAACTAACCAAAGAAGAAATTTGGTCTTTAGACGAAATTAAGCGCATATCGAGTCCTAAAGTCTGATATAATCTTAGTATGCCATATAACATTGAAAGATCAGGTTCGCAGTATGTCGTTGTCGATGACAAGGGTAAGACTGTTGGAACCCACTCAACAGAAGAAGAGGCTGCATCTCAACTGGCAGCGCTTAATGCAAACGTTCCAGAAGCAAGCAAAGAAGATGTTCTTCGCTATGGAAGACGTAGAAGTGGAATTGGAGACTCTCATACTGGAGTAAATACAGGAGGAGAAAGCATGTCAGCAGCAGACCAGATTACAGAATTAGCATCAGTTATTAAACAGATGATGGGTGAAATCCCTGGCGATACACCACAAGAACAACAGGTTACAACTGAAGCAACAAAGCCAGACACAATGGATGCGTATGATAACGAAATGGGTAAAAAAGATAAGCCAAACTATGCCTCAATTATTTCAGAGCGCAAAGGTAAGCCAGCAGACGGACAACTTTATGCAAGAGTCATACGTGCAGCAAAAGATAAGTTTGATGTTTATCCATCTGCAGTAGCCAATGCTTGGGTAGTTGCAGAATATAAGCGCCGTGGCGGTACCTACAAAGCAGACGCAACTGAATCAAAAACTATTTGGGATGGTAGCCTTTTAGATCCAAAGGATTTTATAAAATAATGCCAAAGAAAAAATCAGGATCATTTAATGCCACACAAATTAAAAATGGTAAGATTGTTCGTTTAAATAAAAACGGTACAGTCAAATCAATAATTGGTGACTATCTTGTTAAGCACAAGAAGGCTGATAGGTAATGGCAGATACATACACCCCAACTTCTGGTATGAAATCCGCTGCTCGTCGTGCTTTAAAGTGGAAAGAAGATGGTAAGGCAACAGGAGCAGGAACACCTGTGGGCTGGGGAAGAGCAACAGATATTGTTAATGGATCTGCAATGTCTCTTGATACTGTTAAACGAATGTACTCTTTTTTTTCTAGACATGAAGTAGATAAAAAGGGCAAAGGATTTTATGATGGTCCAGAATTTCCATCTAATGGTCGTATTATGTGGGATGCATGGGGTGGAGATGCAGGGTTTTCGTGGTCTAGATCCATTGTAGAGCGTGAAAAAAAATTTTGGCTTGGAAGTTCGTTTAGTTTTAAAAAGGGGTAAAAATGCTATATGTCATAACCTTTGGCTTGACAGTAATAGCTTCTTGGTTTATAATTAGAATAACAACTAAAAGCAGAAATAAAGCATTTAGCAGAACCTTGTATAGGCAAAGTGACCTACATAGGATTATGAAAAAGTTTTTTTCTCAGCAGTTGATTCAGGATTTTGATAAAGATAAATCTTCGCAGTTGACAAAGCGAAGAGAAAAGGATACAATTAAAGTAATAGTAATTGATGAAAAGGCATACTGGGTATCTGATAATGTATTCTACATTGCAGATGCTGTTCAAGGTAATCCAATACCCGAGACTGCTAGGCCATTAGATACTAAGCAAATGTCAAATAAAGATATTAGTAAAATGTTATTCATATTGGATAACTTAAAAGACGGGAAACTTAATGATAGTGGCAGTGCAGGGAACGAAAGATTTTAACGATTACAACGTGTTTCTTCGTGCTATGAGTGTTGCCCTGTCTGGAATGAAAGAAGAAGATAAAGAGTTTACAATCTATTCAGTTGGTCCAGCAAGGATTAACTCTATGGTTTCTGAGTTTTCTAATCTTTCTGAAAGAGGGATGAAGGCAAGAGGCAAGAAGATTAAATTCTACAAAGCGCCTGGATCTTGGGTAGAAGAAAATATAAACTACATTAATTACTTTGCATTTTTAAGCACTGCAAATCAATCACAATCAAAGTTAGTTGATACTGCAGAATTAAATAATGTTGAAGTCGGAATTTTTAGGTATTAAGGGGTAAAGATGTTGGTAAAAGATTTGGCAACAATGGAAAAAATTGTTGCAAAGAATAGCAATTTGAAGTGGGTAGGTTGGGATGTTCTAGAACTCAAGAGAAGTAATCTTGGCAGAACAGACGTTAATGGTATTCGTATCGCAGATCAGTGGTACATAAAGAAAGATATCAAACTTACTGACAAAGGTTGGGAAATATCAAACAAGTATAGGATGTAACCGTGAAGCAGCATTTATGGAAAGATGATGCTCCGTGTAAAGATTTAGATACAAACATATTTTTTGATAAGTATGAAGAAGATGTTGAAAATAGATTAATGGTTGATGCATTTTGTATGTCATGTCCCCTAGTATCAAAATGTTTTGCCAACGGTGTTTCTGGAAAAGAGTGGGGAGTTTGGGGTGGTGTTTATCTTGAAGATGGAAAACCTTCTAGAGAGTTTAATAACCATAAGACTAAGGCTGACTGGGCTGATACCTGGCAGACTCTAACAAATGAGAGAGAATAATATGATCATTCAAATAATTGGATTACCAGGTTCTGGTAAAACAGAATTGGCCAAGGCACTTAAAGAACGCATTAATGCTATTCATCTTAACGCAGATGAAGTTCGTGCAACAGTGAACTCTGACTTAGGATTTACACCTGAAGATAGAATTGAACAAGCAAGACGCATGGGCGAAATGGCTCGTCTTATTTCTAAGCAAGGTGTTGCTCCAGTAATTGTTGACTTTGTATGTCCAACAGGTTTAACTCGTGCAGCATTTGGTAAGCCAGATATTTTGGTATGGGTAGACCGAATTAAGCAAGGTAGGTTTGAAGATACTAACAAAATGTGGGAAGATCCAGATAATTTTAATGCAAGAATTCCTGCAGACTATACAATAGAACAGGAAGTAGATTATATAATTAAAAAGTTTAGCCTGCATGATTGGTCTGCACCTACAACACTTATGTTAGGCAGATACCAGCCTTGGCATGAGGGTCACCATGCCCTCTATAAAGAGGCTGGACAAAGAACTGATCAAGTACTTCTTGGAGTTCGTAATACCTATAATACAAGCGAAAGGGATCCACTTAAGTTTGATCAGGTAAAAGAATATATTGCCAAGGATGAATTTATGGACGGTGCATTAGTACTAAGACTACCTAACATTACCAACATTGTATATGGCAGAGATGTTGGATACAAGATTGAGCAAGTAGATTTAGGTGCAGATATTCATGCTATTTCTGCTACGCAAAAGCGTAAGGAAATGGGTATATGAATGTAACCAAACAAAGATCAGCATTAAAAGCAATTACCTGGCGCATAATTGGAACAGCAGATACTTTTGTTATTTCATGGGTTATAACCAAAGAGCCAGTTACAGCAGGAGCAATTGCAAGTTTTGAGGTATTAACAAAAACAATTCTTTATTACTTCCATGAGCGTGGTTGGAATAAAGTTAAATGGGGGAGAAAATAATGTATACAGACTCTATGCGTAGAGCATTTCATAATATTCAAGCCCCTAAAGGATTTGGGGTTAATATTATTGACAACGAGCACTTTCTTACTATAAAATTAGATGAGAAACATTTTGCTGGGCTAGTTCACGATGAGAAGATCGCAGCCTTGCAGTATGTAGTACAATTAAAGGATGCGTTGGAAAAAGAAGGAGCGATTGTTTTGGTTACTAGAGAGGCTTTAAAATGATAGAAAATATCATACTTATATCATTGCTAACTTTATCAGTTTCTTTTATAGTTGCATACTCAGTTCTTTTGAAAAAGTTTATTAAGGCAAAGAATATAATGGCTAAATTGGTTTTTGATAATTTTACATTAGAAAAATTAATTGAGTTGCAAAATGACAAAGATATAAAAACAGATGAGAGCGTTCACAAAGAAAACTTTCTTAAATTTATTAGCGAATCTAGAGACTGGGCATTTGAATATATTGAAGAAGTCCAAGGTGGTTTGTCTAAGTTTGTCGATGATGTAGATTCGTATATAGAATATTTTGATACATACAGTGATGTTATTTCAGTTGAAAGACCAGACTACGCAGCCATGACTCAAATATCTAAAGCTTATAAAGAATTAAAACAACTACTACCTACTGAGGAGAAGCAATGAAAGACATTATTTTATCAACACTAACAGGTTTTGGATGCGGTGTCGTGTTCGCAGCATTCAAATTGCCAGTACCAGCACCACCAGTTTTTGCGGGAGTCGCAGGAATTATTGGTCTATGGATTGGCTTTACATTACTAACACGAGTTATATCCTAGGAGGAATAAAATGAATACAGAACAACTAAAGGGAATGCTAGCATCATATGGTCGCTCAGTACTTGCATCAGGTTTAGCACTCTACATGGCTGGCGTAACAGATCCAAAGGATCTATGGACAGCACTTGTTGCTGCTATCGCACCAGTAGCAATCAGAGCAATTAACCCTAACGATAAGGCGTTTGGCGTATTGCCAGATGCTAAGGAAGTAGAGAAGGCTCTTAAGGCTGCTAAGGCACCTGTAAAGAAGGCTGCTTCAAAGAAGGCAGCACCAAAGAAGTAATTCTTTAGGGAGGGATATGTCTATTTAGGCTATCCCTCTCTTTCTTTTATCACTATGACATACCTATACGAAAACCAAATAAAACCAAAGTCTAAGACTGCACTTATTATGTGTACGTATATTAGACTTAATAACATGCCTAAAATTATTCAAAGGCTTCAAAATCAAACCAATAAACAGTTTGATTTCTATATATCTAATAACTGTGAAAATAAAGATAATAAACTTATTGCATATTTTAATAAATACGGAGAAGACTTTGGCACTAACATATTTATAAAAAACTATGAGAACAAGTACAAACAGTTTTCAAGGTTTTATCTTGCAAGAGATTTAGCATTAGAAGGTTATGAAAAAATAATATTTGTTGATGATGATGAAGCTTTGCCATCAACTTTTATTCAAGACTGCTATGACCAATATGATGAAAAATATATTAAATCTTTTTATGCCCACAAAATTGAAGATGATTATTGGAAAAAGATTAGACTTACTAAAGGCGAGATAGGCAACTATGCTGGCACTGGGGGTTTAATTTGTTCTGCTGAGGTGTTCTTAGACGACAAACTGTTTGAGTGCCCAGAAGAGTACCATATCATTGACGATCTCTGGTTTTCTCATTACATTTTAAAATACACAGACTACAAGATAACCTTATTAGATACAAACATTCAGTTTATTAGAGATGATAAGGGTACATTTGTTAATTTAAAAGATCTTAAGAGAAGTTTTTCAACTGATTACATTCTGAATAACATCTAAGTATTTATCTCTTAGCATATTCATATCAAAATGTTGCAATGCTAATTCATAGGCTTTTTTCTTTTGATCTTGTTTGTCATTGCTTTCAACATAGCTATCAATTAAACTGGCTAACCTCTTTGGGTTGGCCTCATAAACATCAAGCCACATACGTGTCATAAGTTTATCAATCTTAGTAGACTCTACAAGCCACTCTTGTGGAAGAACAAAATTATTCGGGGATACATCTGTCATAAATACTGGTAGACCACTCATCAAAGATTCATTCATTGGCAAGCATAGCCCAGCATACCTTCTTGGAAGAACCATAGCGTCAAACCCATCATAAAGGTTTACACTGCTCTCTGTGTTTGATATATCTAAGGTAAGTCTAGGATCTTTACAGTCTGTCTCTATTGGGGTTTGGCTTTTAATAACTAACTCATAGTTAGCCGTAGAATATTTAAGCATATCTATAACAGTACTAGTACCGTTTCTATCTTTAGATGCAAACTTTCCAGCAATATGAAGTATTCTGTTATGGGTTTTTGATATATTGCTTTCTCTAGTTACCGCAAAATCATCTGCATTTATTGGGGGAGGAAGGTAGGCAATTTTTGTTTGATCTCCAAGAACACTTACTACATGATCAATATTCCAGACACTAGGAGAAAGTAGCATGCTTGGTATTCTTTGGTCAGGATCTTTTATTAAGTCTAAGAACTCATAGTTGTATTGGCTAATTGTTTTAATATTTCTTTTTTCTGCGAGGGGTAAAAATAAATTACTATAAAAAGACTCACAGGTAAACACAACGTCAAGACCATCAAGGAATTCTACTATCTCTTCCCTTGATGCAAAGCCTTTTTGGGTTGTAATACAGGGATACCCAGCATACCATTCAGGATGTTGTTTATTTTCATTAAAGGGTCTTGAGTCTATAAGAAGAATCTTATCTGGTTTGAGCATGTTAACAATGTTTCTGGTTTGATTACCTAGCCCAGTGTTATCAGATCTTGCAATGACTCCTAGTCTCATTCACTATACCCCCAGGCTTCATCATCTATTGTAAATTTTTGTGTACCCTGGCGACCATCTAAATGATATGAACGTTTGATGCTTCCTTCTGGATGATATATCCAAAGTTTATGTGTGTCCCAACCTTCTTGATTAAAAATATCGTAAGGGAAAATATCATCTTGAACCTTACCGTGAAATCTATCTTCAATAAAACTTTTTGGTTCACAGAAAGGTAAGACAACATCTTTATAATATTTAACAGTACTTAGATGAGGCCTTTGACTCCATTGAGATGTTTTCATAAAGCCATCCTCAAGCCCAAACATTAAATGTTTATGTGGCTCTGGTATTAATGCTTCAAAGTGAAACCTAATAGTATTAGCCTTTTCATATTCAAGCATATCTAAACATTTTTGCCAATCGATCTCACAGTCTGGAGTAATTGGTGCATCCCCTTCAACATAAAGTATTGCCGAAGTATTAATGATATCAATTGTTTTTTTCATCATTGTTGTTTGGTGACTATGCTCATCAAAAATTATTGGTAAAACATTTTTCCACTCATGTAAACATTTCCATAAAATTTTATTTTTATATTCATCGTAATTTATTTTATGAGATAGGCGCTCTTCACGCAGACCATCCATTTGTAGGATAATTTCATTGTTGGGGAAGTGTGCCCTTATTGTAGAAATTGTCTCATCAATGATTGCAGTATCTGGGTGACTTGGCAGAACAGAAGTAGCAACAATGATAGTTACATCATTTTTATTCATACAGATCCCTCATTACTTTAATAGAGAAGTCTCTTTTATATTTAATCCACCAACACACAACTTGATGCATATTGTTAGGGTAATTATTAATAAGATTAGGAAGCATTTCTTCTAGTTGGTTCCAGTCTGTAACTTTTTCAATTGGAATTCCTGCAGGGTAAACATAGTTAAAATAATCATTCATTTCACCCTTAGAATCAATGAGATCCCCAATAGGCAAAGCCAACATTTCAATAGCCTCAAAGAACCTAAAGGTATCTATTACTTGGGCACCAGCGGGGGCTGGAACAACTCTAGCCTTTGATAGAGTGCGGTAGTAGTCTTTGGGCTGTTCTCCCTGTGCAAAGCCTTCTGTGGGCCTATAAAGGGCATTGGGTAGGTTTGGCATGACTTCTGCTAACTGCTGTCGGCGTTGATGAGTTATCTGTCCACCAAAATAAATATCATATTCTTTAACAGGATAATCAGGCAAGTTGTACTGTAGATGTTGGGGAACACCAATAAAAAATTTATTATATTTTTCATGTTTTTGATGTGGGTATTGAACCCAAATAGAAATATTAGAGTGACTAATTTTATCTACATTAAATTGAGCGCTTTCATCACCAGTTATAAACAAGACAACTCTATCAAGGTTTTTTAATTGGCTTGATATTTCTTTTTCTTTACCAGCATTGCCATGTCCAGGAATAACGACAAAGCCACGATCTGCTTTTGGTATTTCTTTTACAACTACTTGACTAATATAATTCTTTTCAAATGTTTCTTTAAGTAGCCCATAATCCCATTTGCCGTCAGCAGCATCAAGTGGATCAATAGAATAGATATACGCTTTAGGCGGGTTCATAGTATAGATGCACCTCATGCTGATAGTCTAAAATTATTTCAGTATATCCTAATCCCTTGATCCATTGTCTAAGATTATATAAAGATTCATCCCATTGCTGTAACATAAACTCAGGGTGTCCAGATAGCCAAACCTTTGGTTTGTACTCTCTAAGCACCTTCTCTGCACCTCCTAGCACCCTCCATTCACTACCCTCTACGTCCAATGAAATAGCGGTAGGTGGCTTAATTCCACGATCATATACACAAGAATCTATAGTAATTTGCCCATAGGTATCTCCTTCAAGATACAACTCTTTAAATCCATGTGCTCCTTCAATAACATCGTTAACCTCTGGGGGCCATTCGTTATAATAAATTCTTGCAAGATCATTTATTTTATCAGAAGCAAACCCAGGAATACATACCATAGGAAGTTCTAGGTTGTTTGCAGTCCATGTTGCAGGAAAGTGCGACCAAACTTTAGGATTTGGCTCAAACAACACCACCTCTGATCCCCACATCTGACATAGGGCAGGCATCTCCCCCTCTTCTGCACCAACATAGTAGACAACATCTCCAGATGAGATGTTTTCTGACATATGCTTTAGTCTTGGCTTTTCCCAGCCATGGGGTTGATACCAGTCTGGACGTGCAGCACGATGTTCTGGCAAAGTAATTTCAAAGTCACCATTTATTGTTACTTTTTTCATTTCGGTCATTTTTGTAGCCATTCTGTTAGTGATACCTTCGGCACCCATCCAGTTAAATCTTTAAACTTTTGATTTGATGCAAGAGTTTCTTGCACTTCCCCAATTCTTGACGGGATAAACTTAATATCATTTGAAATCATATTAGCAATATCAATTATAGAGTAGT